AACTTCTTGTGCAATAACTCCGACATCATGTCCCTTGTATGTGTCTTGTTTATCATTCCAATCAAACTCATAACCACCTATTTGGTTAATTTTCCACAAAGGTGATGATAGTGGTTGAATGTTGTCTTTATATCTTTCGTCTGATGAATTAAATGCAATGACATCACCACTCGCCCTAATTGTTGAACCACTTATATCATTGTTGAAATATGCATCACCACTTTCTGACATATCTAATTGTAATGCAGTTATAGTTACACCACCATCTTGTCCTTTTAATAATATATCTTTATTGTTTGTTGCGGATTTTATAACAAAATCAGATGAATCTCTTTTGAACCTACCAAATTCTGTCCCATTATCTTTTAATAAAACATCTGCCCCATCTGCATCAAAGGTAATATCACCAGAAACATCAAGAGTGAAATTTCCTGTATGTGATATACTTGGTAGAGCTGCATCACTACCACTAACTACTACTTTCTTCCAACTTGGCATCTATTTTATCTCCTTATGGTTGGTTACCTTTTCGGCCCACTTCCTTGATTGCCACATCAAGGCCAATAAGTTATTCATTAATTACTTTACTATACTCTTTTTGTAATTTCTCTACAATAGAAACTGCCTCTGATAACCTTTTACCAGGTATCATTCCCTCTTGTATCAAAAATAAAAGAAACTCAATTTCTTTCTTTGAAAAGACGAGAGTATCTTGTTTTACTCCCGCCTTTTGATTTTTAACTATTCCCATTATAAACCTTTATTGTTTAGTTAACTATTTTACTCAACATAAATATATATGTCGCCAGACTGAACTCTGATATTACCATTCTTTTGATATGCGGATAAATCAGATGTTACGACTGATGAAACATATGCATCAGGTGCAACTGCGGTTGCAGTTGAACCAAGTTTTGTTCCGATTTGGAAACCCCAACGAGCTTCTGAATCATCCCATGCAAATGCACTACCACTAAATGCTGTCTCTGTTTGAACAATCAAACCACCATCACCTGTTGCAGAACCACTATTCACTAAGATAAATCTATCTTCAACTAATAGGTTTGCAGTTTGTAATTGTGTAGTTGTTCCTGTAACTTCTAAGTCACCTTGTATGACAACAGGGCCACTAAATGTTGCAGTATCACTTGTTTGATTACCGATTGTGAAATCTCCACCTAAATCAGTATTCAATGCAGTTGCTAAATTACTACCACCTGCGGTGTAGAATGTATGTATTTGGTCTGCGGTTGCAAGTGCTGCTCCACCATCTGCGATTGCTGCGGTCTTTGCAGATATGGTTCTCGCTCCACCACCATCATATGTGGTTCCACTATTCAATTTAATAGTAGCATTATCTACGGTAATTGCATTTGGAACTTTTAATACAGAAAGTGTATCACTTGATAATTCTATTGTTGAAGTATCAGCAACATTTGTATTCAACATAGTTCCTTCAACTGCATCATTTGCAATTGTTACTTCAC